CGCGATAAGAGTCGCCGCTTTCCTTGTGCTTGTTCGCTTCGATCAAAGCTTCGTTTGACCATTTTTGAAATGCTTCGATAGCATGGATTACTTTTTTCATGATGATGATGTGATGGTTGATGTGATTAAGTGGAGTGGGTTTCGTGACATCCGTTACGCCAGCGTGTCAGTGCTGACTTCCAAAAGTGGCGATTCACAAATAAGATCACAGACCTTAGTAGGTGTCAAGCAACTTACTAAAGTTTCTGAAAATAATTATTCAGACCACCCTTAACCATTGAAACCCTGCATCTAAATGCCATCTATCAGCAGTGCAGCTTGGTGATGCTTGCTGTGATTCATAATGATGATGTTTGATGGAAGCCCTACCGATTTCGATTGGTAGGGCTTTTTTCATTTAGGGCTTGACCTGCGTGCTGAACGGGTAATTGATGCTCTTAATTCACTTGGTCGCACTTGTGTAGAATCTTAACTTTTGCGCTGGAATGATAACTTCCCCAGCAAATTTAAGCCCTTACGAATGCGACCTCGTAAGGGCTTTTTTTTGGCCCTGACCGAAGGGACAGGCAACGACTTGAGGGAGTTTTCAGCGTGACAACTGACTAGCCCTCGCCACTGGTGCAGTCAGCTATGCAAAATGATGGCTGCTTAATATGGATCGCTCGATTTACTGAGCGTGTGAACTCTCCTGCCACCATGCCTATTCATCGGAAACTGAAGCCAGCATCGGGGAGAGTAGCGAAAGGTCATCCCCTGTTATTTCAAGGATACTCTACGTGCATTGTTTTCCTCTATCAGTTCTATGGGGTAGGGGGAAACTGTGCCGTAGCCACCACAGCAGTCATTTCAATTAAGGATAAACGATAACCTAAGACACCATGAAATTATATATCATACAGGCAAACGAGTATTTCAAAGTAGGCATCAGTGTTAATTAGCAAAAGGAATTTGAGATATATAATGACTGCGGGGATCGGTATAACTAAAAATGGCGTAAGGCTACTAGGAATGAGTTATCCACTTAAAAGTGAATGGATGAAAAATGTCTCAAGTATGGAGGTGGACAAGAATAAGTTCCTAGCCTTAGCGGAAGTAGCACGAACCAAGTAGACTTTAGTAAGTCCAAGCTTGACACCTACTAAAGTCTACGCAATCTGAATCACGGCAATCACGCCACATCAACCAACATCATCATTATGAAAACATACACACCATCCGAACTCACAGAAATCATCCGCAAGCATCACTTATACTTAGAACACGAAAAAGGCGGTGAACGTGCTAACCTCCGCTATGCTGACCTCCGCTTTGCTGACCTCCGCTATGCTAACCTCCGCTCTGCTGACCTCAGCTATGCTAACCTCAGCTCTGCTAACCTCAGCTTTGCTAACCTCAGCTATGCTAACCTCAGCTCTGCTGACCTCAGCTATGCTAACCTCAGCTTTGCTGACCTCAGCTCTGCTGACCTCAGCTCTGCTGACCTCAGCTATGCTTCGGCTGGAAATAACATTGAAGTTAAAACGCTACAACTCGGAAAATACTACACTGTCATCAGCGCGTATAAGGTGCGTGTCGGTTGCCAGTCACACACGCTCGAAGAATGGAAAGGTTTCGATGATCGCGCCATACTAGAAATGGACGGTAAAGACGGACTGATCTGGTGGAAACAATGGCGTGACGTTATTTTTCAAGTCGCTGCAACTATCCCTACGCCCGAAGTTAAATAATCAACACATCATATCCCATAACTATGAAAGACCGATACACAAGACAATGGATCACCGACAACAGCATCGAAATCGTATCCCAATACGAGGACGGCGAACTAACTATTCGTGCGCTACACTATCAGCTCGTGGCTATCGGGATGACTAACACCCTCCAGCACTATAAGCGAGTAGTCGGAGCAATGATCGCCTCAAGACGCGACGGAATCATTGGCTACTCTAAGTTTTCTGACCACCGACCGCGAGGCCATTGGCGAAACAGAATGGGAGCCAGTCAAACTCGAAGCAGAGATAAGCAAAGGGAAGCGTCAGATTGCCCTCTGGATGGAGAGCTATAATCGAAACCGATGGGAAAACCAAGAAAACTACGTCGAAGTATGGATCGAGAAGAAAGCCCTGCAAGGTGTGTTCGCTCCGATCTGCGCTGCCAATGACGTTGCCCTCTGCCCATGCAAAGGCCGTTAATGAAACCCTGTCTAAAAGGCAGAAGAGCTTCATCCTTAGATCAGTAGTGACCTATACTGATGAGTAAACCCTAAAGCTCCAGCTCTTCCGTCCAATCATCGAAGCCCTGCATAATCAAGTGCAGGGCTTCTTTGTGCTTAAATGCCCCGCTATGCCCTAGCTTGCGCAGTCCTAGCTTCTCGTATGCGACGTTCCAGTAAACGGCCTTCTGGATTCCATTGTGTCCAAGCCTGCCCATACTACCCCACTTATGGAACGGCAACCATGAAGCGGCGCGAACGATCCAGTCGGACTTGGTATGGAACACGAGGACTCCCGATACGATTGGCGACTGGCTTGCGTCTCGATCGAGTGCGGGATTCAGAAACATGCAGCGAACTTTGAAGGTCGGATCCATCTGTGCCAAAAGCCAGCAAGCCATCGTAATAACCGCACACCCGTTGCTATGACCTACGATCACGTCATCGGGACGTATAGCGCTGGCTAGGCGATCTGCTCGATTGCCGTTGCCAAAGCGCACACTAAGCAGGTCACGGAAGATTCCACGGCTCCAGCGGCTATCATGCTCAAGCACAGAAAAGCCCCGATCCTCAAATGAAGAACGGAGCTTGTCGAGTGTTGAAGCGCCACCGTCGCTGACGTTGAAGCCGTGGACTAGGTGAGCTGTCGGCATTACTCAGTTGCCCTTAGTAGCGGTAAGCCAGCACGAGCACGGTCGAAGTCACTAGATGGACTCGGGCTAGGTTGACCCTCAAGCACTGACGTAGCGTTATTGCCAAGAGCCTGCACTGCTACGCTAAGAGCTTGCGCTTGCGCTAACGATGCTTGAGCTGTTACGGACTCACGCTCAGCCTGCGCCCGTGCTGCACTGGATGCTTCAGCTCGGAACTCGACTTGCTCAAGGATGCCAGTTTCGGGATGAGTGGAGGTTCGCTTGTAGAGAACGTCCTTTTCCGAGCTGTAGTCGAGCTGTGGAATGCCACTGGCATTAGCGGTGATACCAAGCTCGGTCTTGATTGGTCGCGGCGTTCCCACGCAGCCAGAGGCCAGCGCTAAGGCTAGCAGGGATAGGAGGAGTGTTATTAGTTTCATGGTTTTATTTATGGTTTACTGGAGAGGGAATCCCGCCAGTCTGGAGAGGTCGTCGTAAATAGGCCACGGGTCGCCGCGCCCAACTGATTTTCTCAATGCCTCATAATGAGACTTCTTGAACGGAGATGTATCGGCTTGTAGCGCTTGGAGAATCACGAAAATCTCGTCTACTTTGTCCTGCAACGGTTGCCTCTCCCGCGCTACCGAAGCAAGAAGATTGGCTTCGGATTCTAACTGCCAAGCTCGGATGTTTCCACTAACTCCCCAGACCGCGAACGCAGAGAGTCCAGCTAAGCAAGCAATAGTAAAACTTACAACCAGAACGGTTGGTATATGCGATTTTGATAGATCAGTATTTTGGGTCATTTTAGTGTCTCCAGTATTCGGTGCCTGTGAATTGTTTGACAAGCTCGGCTCCGAGCACCTGTAAGGAGTCGTTTTGAATTGGTTTCACTTCCTTGCGGATTGAGTGCAGCGGTAGGCCGTTACTATTTCACGCACTATCTTTTGATGCTCTTGATCCTTCCGCTCTAAGTGCGCAATCAGCATAGGAAAGAACTTGAGCAGCAGCAGGACAACCACCCCAGCCATGCCAGCTTGAATTGCCAAGCTATGCCAGCTACCAGCAGCAGGCTGAACTTGACCGATGAACGAGGAGAAGGCAAAGAACCCGCTTGCGATGTAAGGTAGTGAGTTTGTCATTGTGTTTGTTTACAATTTAGCAGGGTCAATCAGTGCCGCTGCAATGAACAACTCATCAAGTTCTGTGGGGGAAAAACCCGCAAGTCCCCCAAGTGTGTTGACCATACTTGCAGACCGAACAAAGAAATCAGAATCACTCACAAGGATATTTGCAACTTCCTTTGACTCATCTGGTAACTGGTCTAGGATTGCTGAAAGGTCCACACCTTTCAAAACTAAGGCAATTTTTAGCTGTGCTTTTGTGACACGTTCTGGGACAACAACAGGCGGAACAAAACCCAAAGCCGCGTTCAACTGTGCATCCGAAAGAGTCAAAGTGTGCTCAGTGTCAACGACTGGGTTGCCCTCGGCGTCCGGTTCATTGGCCATGCTGAATGTCAGCGTGTTGGTCTCGGCGTCCCATAGCAAGTCAATCGCCTCCATTGGGATCTCGACACCATCCGGCAAAGGTGACAAACGCTCATTGCCTCGGGCGCTTATCAAAACAAAGCCCTGTGGTGTAACTGTTTTAATGCTTAAATTTTTCATTATGAGTTAAGTTTTTTAAAGTTCGCCCGCACATCGATGTTTGTGGCCCCTGAAGATGTTGCTGTGCGGAGGCGTTGATCATTGGCAATCTGCGCGGCAGTGGTCGCGGCTGAGATCGAGCCGTCAGCTGCTAATGCAACGCCTGAGTGTAGGCCATTGTGATTGGATCCGTCGCTCCGCTGGATGATCGTGCCAGAGGAAGTCTCACCCCCCTGATCGATGATCTGGAGGGAATCGATCACACAGTCCGCCGGGATTAAATCCACCGATGCGGACCCTACAAAATCGTTTGAGCTGGCATCGAGGCCGAATCCCCGAATGTGGCCTGCATCTTTTGGTATTAGGTGTTGTGTGCCTGTCGCCGATAAAATCGCGTCGTTGTGATTTGTGGATGCGTCGTGAAGTTGTAGGCCTATACCTTCGTCCATTGGGAGGTGGAGAGATGCGCCGATGCGTGTTATTGTCATGCTGTCAATATACATCGTGCCGTTGTTGATTCTTACCAGTGGATTTCCTGGGTTCCCAACTCCCGTCTTCCATTTAAAACTTACTTTTGTCCAAGCGTCCTTAGCAGTGACATCCCCTGAAAAATTAGTTTGGGGTTTGATTTCCATCGCGAAAGAGTTTGTCACATTGAAATTAGGATCCCCAGTTTTTATGTAAAACCACAACTCGCAAACAAAGGTGTAAGCCGCATTAGCCCCAGCTGATGAAATTTGAAACCCGTGGTTCCCTGTCGTGACAATCTTTGCACAAAAATCTCCTGCTTGAGCTCCGCCAATACTATCAGCATCACCAGCACCATCGTAGTTAGTGTGAGTCCCATTAAAGGCGGACGTATTAAGTAACGCTTGCGCTGTGCTCGCTGTTTCCCCATTTTCAAAATCCTCAATTCCTGTGGCTCCCCACTTGTAATCAGGGTTAGAAGCAAGCCAACCGCTGACCCCTTGCGCGTAAATCTCCGCCGCTTGGGTTGCTGTCAATGCGGTGTTGAAAGCGGACACGCCGCCAAGTTCCCCGGAGATGTAACCTGTCCAAAAAAACAATCCTAAGTCAGATGGGGGAAACGAGAATGTGTACGAAACTGTTTTCTCCTCGGCTAATACACCATTTTCAAACATGAAAATTTTAGAAGAGGCCGCGTCATAACCGACGATAATTGTTATACCGGCAGCTGGGTCTTTCGTACCTACCAGAGTCACATCGCCCTCGCTAGAACCAAATCGGAATTGTGTTGTGCCTGAAATCCGAGCGAGCCTTAGATATGGCACGCTCAGGCTGTTCCTGAAAAAATTATTTGCATTGAAACTAACAGATTCAAAAACCATAGAAAAACTTTTGTCATTGGCACAGCCGGGAAACCTAACACTAACTTTTCCTGAAGTTCCGTCGAAAGCCACACCGCCCGCAAATGCTTTGTGGTTCAGTTGTCGTGCTGGAATTGCTACTGCTGCTGCTGCACTCGCTGCTGATGCTGCTGCATCGATCCCGGTCAGCACCACGTCAGCATTAGTAGCAACCACGTCAGCATTAGTAGCAACCACATCAGCATTAGTCAGCACCACGTCAGCATTAGTAGCAACCACGTCAGCATTAGTAGCAACCACGTCCAGCCCTGTCAGCACCACATCAGCATTAGTCAGCACCACGTCAGCCGCTGCTTTAGCCGCATGATGGAGCGCTGAGAACTCAGTGGAACCATCTCCACCCGCAGCGACACTCACAGGCGAATCCTCCGCTTTATTCGCCCACTCCTCAGCATAGCCAGCTGCACCCAGTATAGCACTACCATCGATGATAATCGCTATATCCCCAGATGCCAGATCAGCCACGATACTATCAGAAGTGTGAGCAGTCAGAGCACGAAAAACAGAAGCAGTCGATGAGACTCTGAAAATGTCGTATTTGCTATAATTAGCAGCTGTTACCCATTCACCACGCCAGTTGCCTAGCTCCATAGTAAGTGTTAATGCGCCGTTCTCATCGAAGCGAATCAGCTTTCCAATCCTAGCTGCTGCATCTGGTAACACAAGTGCCGTGCCATCGCTCAAGCTAGACTTCAAGCAGCGAGCAAGCTCTTCGTCTGTCTCCTGCAAGATACGAGTGATCTTGTCCAGCGCCTCGCCAATATCTGCAACGAAGAATTTACCATTCGTGCGCAAGGTAAGAAGCTGGCTTTTCGCTGTATTGCGGACGATTGAAATGCGCTCGCCTGCGGTTGCTCCAACCATTGTGACTGTGCCACCAGAAGCATCACCTGCGCCTGCAACCGTGTAATGATTCGTGAGCGCAAGCACGCCACGAGCATCGCTCACGACGAGCAATTCGCCGTCAATAGAAAACGGGTAAGCAAAGGGTATGCTGTCCGTTGAAGTGGATAATGTTGCGTCCACTCGTGGTGTTTGTTCGGGAAGGCTCATGCTTTTTAATTAGGTTGGAATGTGGCTATAGTCCACGGTTAAGGGTTAGGGCATTTGCACGCCCATCTCTCTCATACGCCTACGGGTTTCCTTGCGCTCCTCTTCGCGTTGACGCTGTTCACCGCCGCCTGCGTGCCAGTAATACATGGAACCAACGAACGGAACAGAACGCCATACTTCAGCGTTGCCTATCGACCAATCCGAATCACCAGTGACGATTGAACTGGAATCTCGGTATATTTGCTGAAACCACGGAACAGGGAAAGACGTAAGCATTGCAAGCGACAACACTGGATTCTTGTGCCGCTGAAAATCGTAGTAAAGGAATCGGTTGACTCCTAATATCTTGATGGCAGATGCCGCCAAGGTGTCATCTACTTTCGGCTCTTTGCCAGACAGCGTATCGCGAATGAAATCCACGGTTGCCCCGCCGACAAACCAAAGCATATAGAGCCACATCAGCTTGCGCATTCCGTCGCGGAATAATTTGTAGTCTCGCTTTTCAACTCCAAGTTTCATTTCGCGAATCCCTTCACGCCGCATAATGTCGAATCTCTTCAACATGAATGTCTTTAGCATGTAGAAGATTCGGAGGTTCGGGTGCTTTGCATAGCCCTCTGGCATCTCGCTGTAATCTAGCGGCTGGAAGTCCAGAAGGATATTCCAACCAAGCAGAACCACGTCTTCAGATTTTACGTTGTCGATCAAGTCTTGCTTGAGCTGTGCGATCCGCGCTGCGTCACCTCCGAAGTATTCCGTAAGCCTGCGCTCCTGTGTGTCCGTAAGGCGACCACGTTGCGCTGAGTCGCGATATGCACGTATGCCAGAGTTCACTTGAGTGTTCGCCCCTCCTCGACCAAAGAAGGCAACTCCCGACTTCTTCATGCCCCAGTCCATAAAGCGAGCCATACCTTTTTTCGCGTCGTCGTAATCTTGGCTGAACGACTCTTGCCCAAAGTCTCGAACCATTGACATTTCATCCTTATCGAAAAGGCTCGCGAAGTAACGAAGGTTTCCAAATCCACGACCCGTAAATACCGCTGTCGATATGTCCTCGATCTGAATCATTGCCACCTCGAACTTCATCATCGTTGCGATGTAGCCAAGCGAGCGTAACACTTGCAGTCCTTTTTGCATTGCCCCGTTCGTGTGCATTGCTTCCAAGATCGTTTGAACTTCGGCCTGCTCTGCGCCAACGAGTTCACCCTTCGCCACCAAGTCAGCGACCACGGATGCGGCTGACTTCTCGACGTTAACCTTCTTTGTTCCGTTCACGTCTTCGACGATAGCGGACTGTCCGAAAAACTTCTTCTTCTCAACGTCATCAACTACTCGGTTTATGTATCTGTCAACAGCCTCGAATGGCGTAGAATAGAACTCGTCGAACTGGCTTTGCTCAAGTGTTTCAATTGATCGAGCCTTGAAGTTTGGTGGAATGCCAGAACCTTTGTAAGTGCCAGCTAGAATTTGACCGATTATCTTTTCCTTGTCAGCGTCCGTAAGCGTGTGTCCACGAGCAGATGCTTCTAGCTTTGCGGATTCAATCGCCGTGTCGAAGATACCTTTAACTTCCATGCCGAACTCAGCAAGTAAGCCGTCGCGATCTTGCAACCAGCGAGGCCAGTAATTATCGCGCTTTGGTATCTCGTATCCAGATGCAATTGCGTATCTACGGATTTCATCCAGCACGATTCGGGTCTGACGGATCGCCTCCGCTAGTCCATCGACCTTATCCATGATGAGCATTGCCTGCTCTTGGTCTCCGTTCGCTAGGTGCAAGCCCAGCGCTTTACGGTCAGCTTTGTCGAGTTGACGGTATAGGTCACGAGCTGGCTGAACTCGATCACTGTAACGCATCTTGCGCTGACTTACGTTCAATCTGTATTCGCGCATTCGGCTGAAGATGCGAACATGCACATTGCGGAGCCGTGAACCCATCGACAAGCCGTTGCGTGCGTAAAGCCATCCTAAGAGTCCTCTCTCGCTGAAATCGCCTTTAAGCTGTTCTTGGTTTTTCCGCTGGCGTGCCTGCTCTTCTGCGAAGTATGGCATATCCAGTTTTTCGCGTTGCTCATTTGACTCGCGCTCTGCGGCTTCCATTCGGACGACTTCAGCGCTGCCACCGTGGTGAGCGTTGAACACTTCATCGGAGACTGTAATCTGCAATGTCGGCTCTTGCGGAAGTGATTGTGACATGACAACACCAGCGCCTCCAACAGCTCGTGGCAATACCCCTGCTTCAAGTGACTCTGCAATCTCTCGATACTGCTCAAAAGTAAATGACATCGGAGACTCGCCAGACTCACCAGTTTTTACATTCTCAGGGGTGTCCAAATCGAATAGCGACTCTTGGCCTGCCAGCTTACCGAACTCAAGCGCTACAGCTCTATTCGCAGCGGGAACCACCACATTCAAGTCAATTAAAATGTCTGCCGAGTCGGGAAACTTGTATAGCCCGATCTTGGATGCGTTGCTAAAGATGACCTCACGGTTAGACTCCAAGAACGATTGAACCATTGCTGGGGTGATTGTCCACGAGTTTGTGTTCACGGAGTTGACGGTTATTACAAGGCCACCACCTTCGTAGTTTGTTCCGTCAACATTGAGCGTTGCGCCGTCCTCGTCTTTTCGTGGAACCACTTTCAATCGGTCTAGTTGCTCTTGCACACGAGACGTAAAGCTCGCGGCCTTTCCTTCGCGGTAAGCCTTAATATCACTCCACCATTCAGAGGTAAGACTTTCGCCTGTAGGTATGCGGTGAAAGATTGCAGCCGCCTCACGACCCTTTACCACGTAACCCAGATACCCTGCGTCAATGATTTTGCGTTCAGCTATCAATCCAGCAGCACGGCTGTCGAATGGAGCATACTTAGTTTTGCGTTGGCGAACGTCCAAGGCCGCTTTTGATCGGAACTCTTCTGGGTCATTCTCGAAGTCGTAAAGCAATCCCTCTTCGATCTTCATTGCGTAAAAGTTGTCTGGAAGATTCGGCTCTTTTTCATAGTCGTCAGTTCCAATGTAAATGCGATCCATGAACAGGTCTGGATACTCCTGCTTTAGCCGCTTCTCCGTCCCGTTGATACCGCTTCCGTGGAAGTTAGGATCAAGGTAATCAAGGCCAGCGACTCGGCTGAAATGAACCATTGGAACAACTTGAAATGTCGGTTGCCCCTGCTGCACGGAATCGCGCATTGCGTCGGTGATGGTGACGCGATGGATGGGGGCGGTTACTGCGCCTTGATTGGCCGCTCGATAACCTTCTGACCATTTCATGCCACGCTGTCTCATTACAACCATTGCGTCAGACTCAGAATTATAAACATCGTCAACGACTTGATTGCCTTTACTGTCAACAACAGACCAGCCGCCTACTTGTTCTTCAATAACACCAGCCTCGACCTTCGGCTTGTTCTTTGAATCAAGCTTCTTGAGGTATCCATTTACATCGTTGACCATCATACGGTCGTAGAACCCCTTCATGCCTTCGCCGCCGACTTTGAGTCCGTTTCCTTCTATCTTTTTGGTTTCCCCTTCAACTGCTGTATCGACGATCTTCTGCGCAAGCTCCTTGCCTATAGTGTCCGACAGTTCGGATACTGTAGCCTTATGGTTGTAATAGATCGATTGGCGACTCTGACCATTCACCCCAACAGTGTAATTTTCTCCGTTCTTCTTATATTCGATAGACTCAACCTGCTTACTCAAGTCATACCGACCCGCTTGCGTCTCGCCCGTAGTCCAGCCGATCCATGACTTGCCAGATGCTACGGCATCACGCAGAGCACGCTTGAACATTTGGATATGCCAGTCTTTGCGAAATGGCGCATCAGCGATGAGGTCTTGCACGGAAGTTTTTGGTTTCCATGCCTCCATTCGGCGAATGAATTCTTCGCGGCTTATTTCCCCCGCGTCGTGCGCCCTGTAAATCTCATCGCGTGTTGCTAAGGCTTCTTCAGCGGAAATTTCCGGTGTGTCGCCACGATAACCGCTCTTCCTTGCCGTCTGATGGCGATCCGATTGCAGCTCCTCGATGAACAGACCGCCATCGCGCTCATTTAATCGCATATGTGCGACGTAGTTCGGAATGTCAGCGAAGTGCGAGGATGTGTATTCGCTTGAACGCTTCTGCCTTGATTCCGCAAGCCGCTCATTGTGAGCGATTACATCATCCAAAGTAGCAAACTCAGTATATTCGTCCAATGTGGATCTTGCTGTCCCTGCTTCTGGATTGAAATCAACCCGTTGGACTCCGATACCATCCTTGACTCCAGCAACCTTGACCCCACTGGACAGGAGGGTTTTAGCTTTCTCAGCATCGAACGTCACAAGACCCTTAGTAACCACTGGCATGGTCAGCACGACCTCGCGGTAGTTCTCGCCGTTCGGCAGCACGTATCTGCTGTATCGGGTATCCGTCGCGTTGCCAGTTCCGTAGAACACATTCATCGCAACCGTCTCTGCCCAGTCTTCACGTTGCACGATTTGAGGGTCGAGTGCCTTTAGTTGGTCAAATGCCTCGCGGTCGTTCTCGATTCGTAGCGCTAGCGCATCGTCGGCTTCGCCTTGCCACTCTTTGCCTAGCTCAATAACACGAGGGACAGCGAATGGGCTATCGTAGTCGATCTTCAAGTTGCCGTTGCCACGAGTCACCTCCTCGAACTTCACACGTCCTACATCACGCAGATACGCCATCAAGTCATCCTTAGCGACTTTGCCTTTCGAGTCCTTGTTGTCGTCGAGCCACTGCTCAATCCCGCTCCACTTCACCTCGTCGGCTTTGATGCCGTGCTTCGGGTCTAGTAGTCCCTTGATTTGCTGTGCGGTTGCGGCCTTGCCTTGAATCTTTGCGTCCAGCGTGCGTTCAAGCTGGCTGTAGAATGCAGACTCTTCGGCGTTGCGTGTGACTTGGAATGTTGCGTCAGACATTGGCGCTGCCCTTCCCTCTTCCCATGTCCACGAAGGCATCAGCCCTGTCTTCTGATCTGCAAAGATAGTGTCTTCGACCTTAGCGGTCTGATTGTGATCTCCGTGCTTGCCAAAGTTTAGCCACGAGTTCTGTCCACGAGTTTCGCTTGTCATCGCTCCTACGGCTGAACCTTGGAATAAGCGGATGTGTGCCTGCCATGCGTTCTCCTCGCCTCGTGCGCGGAACCCAGAGCCCTCTAAGCCATGACCGAAAGCATCATGCACTGCGCGGAATAGATCGTTTGCCAAGACCCTACGCTTCTTGCCCTCACTCGATCCGTAAGCCCATTCAATGCCCGTATCTAGCATTAGCGGATTGTCGGATACGTCCAACTCTGAATCACCAGAACCGAAGCCTGCTTCAGTAGGATAGACTCCCATCGACTTGTTCGCTCGCAAGTCACGCATCGCGTTGTATGGCGAGTCTCCGTAACCTTTGTCGTTGGATGGATCAATGAACCAGAAGTCAAAGCCAGCGGCTTCTAGTGCTCGGTATTGATCCATTGTCTGCTGGATCAAATCGTCATACGCTTCACGGACTATTGGATCGCTTGGCGCGTGCTCCATTTCCTCGTATGCCTGCGCAATCCGTGCTGCTCTATCAACGTCAACTTTGACGTATTCAGCCTGCCGCTTTACGTCAATTCCTATACTTCTTGCGTAGTCTTCTGCGACTTTGACGAGGGCTTCGTTTGGCCCTGTTGCGCCTTCGATTTTTGGAGTGCCTTGAAGCGCCGTAAGCTGCCCACTCGTAGGCCGTCCGCTTCCGTCTCCTCTCGATTGTGATCTATTTGATTGGTCTGTTTCATAAATATCGTATCCAGCAGCTCGAAGCGCTGCTTCATCTTTCATAGTGAAGTCACTCGGCATTCCAAGCAATTTCCGCATAGCACCTTCCATGTCTTGCGGAAGGTTTCCGTTTCGACGCATCTTCACCATTAGCTCTGCTTTGTCCCAGATGACCTTGGCGAAGCGACGAACTAGAGCCATGAAGCCTTTTAGCTCGTCTGGGAATAGAGCACGCTCTGCGGCCTTGTCATTCATCGCGTAGGTCGATGTGACGTAATCAATCGTGCGACTAGAAAACCATTCGATTAGTCCGCTGTCAGACTTGTTGTAGCCTTCGCCGCCATCGTTACCTGTCTCGGCTTCCCATTGCTCGCGCCAGCTCATCACCATGCTGCGGACTGCTGGGGATAGCGTGCCAGCTTCAGCGCCGTCTGCGATAGACAGAAGCTTCAGATACGACTCGGAAACTTCCTCGATAGGAGCCAGCGGTGAAGCTTTATTTGAAATGCGATTCACCGCTTTGCCGATCTTTGTGAAGACAGCCTGCGGACTCTTACCAAGCACTGCAATTCGCGCTACGTGATCCGCTGCACTTACCTCGCCACGACTACTCGAAGTCAACCCAGAGAGCCATGCGATCAGCTCAACGCCTTCTAGGGATGCTGTAGAGGTTCCCGCTACGCTCATGTTGTCGAGAACTTGATCGTCAGTCATGCCTTGCGTGATCTTTGGAGCTGAAGATCGCGCAGTAGAGACGGCTTGATCTCGTGTCATTTCACCAATGTCAACCATCGCTCGAAGGCTTTGATTCTTTACGACATCAGCAGATTGTCCACCGTGCAGGCCGATTAAATAATCAAGTGTGGACTTGGTAGCACCCGCTAGTTCATCAAGCTTAGTTTGTTGCCACTCCCATGCGGCATTATTCGCGGCATCTTTCGTGTCAAATTCACCGATAGGCTCACTCGTGATAGGGTCAATTAAAAGGTGTTTGCCACCCTTCTCGGATTGAGCAGGCGCTTCGACTCGACCTGCTGGGATTCTTCCACCATCAGAGGAAGCTGGAAGGTCAACCATGACTGGAACAACGTATGTTCCTTTTGGCGCTTTAGCTTCGACTGCTTCATTGTGTTCGCGAACTGCTGCAAGCATAGGAGTTGCTTGCTGAAGGGCTTTAACCTGCTCTGCTGTCGTCGCATTCTCAAGGTCGATAGCAGTGCTACCAGAGAACTCGTCAAACACGTAGGTCGAACCTTTGTGCGTGAATACAACTTGATCCGTATCGTGTCGGTTGCCTGCTACAATCTCTGTGTCGGGGATTGCTTCGAGCATACTGTCCTTGTAGGTGTCGTATGCTGCCTTGTCGCCGTTTGCCGCCTTTAGAATGGTGTCGCCTATGCCAGCGCTTTCACCCATTTGTCGAAGCTCTTTATCGCTACGAACTCTGCGCAACGATCCGCTCATTTCCTTAAAGCCGAAAGGAGTTCCGTCTTTAGCCATGAAATCGTGTTGAAGCTCAGCTTTGACATCTTGGTTGCCCTTGAATGTCACGGCTCCACCCATAACAAATCCCGCGATACCTCCGTAGAAGGCATCTACCCCACGAGCTTTAACAAACTCTTCAAGGGTCATGTCAAAGTCATCGTCAATAAACATATTCCGAAACTCCTCAGCCGCTCCCTGTAGAGGTTCTTCAACGGCTTCTTCTAAGCCAGACATTCCAGCGGCCTTTAATACTGCCTTTAAATTCTCAACTTTCCCCATGTAAGCAACAGTCTCGCGAACACTCTTGTTTTTAAACATAGAGAAAACTTTATCTGCCGCTCGATTCACACCTAGCATACGTTCAATCGCAATTTGAACTGCCGTAAGAAATGCTCGGGAACCGTAGTTCTTTTTCGGATCGAAGACTTCGCCCTTTGCCTCTACCATTTCTTTTTCAGCTTGCCTTACATACTCATACATTGTTGCCGCTCCGAGCGGAGACGTAGCTGGATTCATCAATGAAATAATCATTGGCAATGACTCGGAAATCACAGTAGTTGCTTTGCCTACGATAGACCTTCTGACGTTTTCACCGATGTATTCTAAGTCGCCATATTCTTTATCTATTTCGACTATCCAATCGCCAATCTTGCTGGCCTCTTCCCCATACTCTTTAACCCAATTCCCCGTTCGTGCAGTGAAATCAAGCGACCCTCCTACAATGCCTTCCTTACTTCGCGCTACGATCTCCTCAACCTTAGCAGTAAGCTTGCCTCGAAACTCTTCCTCGACGGCGTTCTGGGACGCTGACACATCTTCAAAAGTAGATACAGACATGTCTCCACCGAGCAAAGATTTTACGATGCCAGTTGTTGCCTCTTCGCTTGTAGCATTCCGTAATTTCTCACGGTAATCCATGAGTTCGATCCGATCTTCGTCGGTCATTTCTAGGCTGTAGGCAAGTGACTCTGCGCCCCTTTCAATGAAGTCTCCAACAACTTGGCTAGTGTCACCAATGGCGTGTTCTGTTCCAGCGGCAAGTTGACGGGTTCCCCTGCCTAAACCTTCGGCAGCTAGCGAAGGGACATCCCATGCGTATCGCGCTTTGTCTAAGACGGGAGTTTTGCTTTTAATAGGCCGCTTCCCTTGCATCTCAGCATACCTCTTCCCGATCTCTGCATAAACTTTGCTTAGATCAGAACTATCGAAGTTTTGCCTTGCGAAGCCGTCAAAGTTGTCCATCACGAATTGGTAACGATTAACATTTCCGAACGCACGCTTAGCAAGCCACATAGAGGCGTGCCGCTTGTCCATCTCGGAATCGCGTGTCTCTGGGTCTTGAAGATCATAAAACTCCCTACCCTTCTGAGAGAGTGTATTGAATCGGTTATCACCAGAGGTGAAGTAGTCTTGAAGTTGGTCAGCCATAATTACTTATACATGATAGTGTCGAGGGCTTCTTGCGTAGCCTTTGACATGTGGTCATTCCATAAAGCAGGAACGTCCGTCTTGATGAATTTCTCGGCATCTTTTTCGTCTAGCCCTTTGAGCGATTGCTCAAGCTCATCCATCGCTTCGACGAAACCTAAAAACGGCTCACTGCTTCGGCCTTCGCCTAGACCCTCAATAATCAGATCAGCCTCACGAATGTATCGGGATACTAGCGACTCTTGAATCTTCTGCTTGAAAGCTGGAATGTCTGGATCGACAAAGAACCCCTTCATTCCGTTTCCGCGAATCTCGTCTCTGCCAGCTCGCAGTTCTTCAACTGACAACATGCGGCGAACTAGAGCCATTTGCGCCGACTCAGAAAGCCCAGCCGACTCAATGCTTTTCCATAGCTTTTTGCGAGCTGACTCTTTCATACCTAAATGATTTTCATCTTCGAGATATAGTGATTGCTCTTCGACTATTTGAAACTGCAACTGCATGAACTCTGCGCTAGACATTCCAAGCTTTCCCACGTCTCCGATCCTAATGTCTTCTAGCGACTCGCGAACATCAATTGGAAGGTTCGGGTCTAGCTGCATAATGTCTTCTTTGTAGTAAGTCTTGATAGCCTTGCGCTGGCCTCTGACGCTTGAAACTTCAAGACGTGAAATCTTTGAATCAATCTCCTCAATCGACTGGCGACGTGCTCCAATACTTAAACCTCCAGCAGCAACGTCCTGCCCATTGTGATTGATCGTGTATTCGTAAGCCGAATGGCGACCATCATCACCTTTAGCCTCAAGCTCTTCCTTGAGCATTTCGAGCTGCTCAATGTCCGTAGAATTGTAAGCTGACTGAATCCGGCTTCCCACCTCAAATGATACTCCCTCAGAGAAGATAGTTTCCATCTTGTCGTGAAGCTCGGCATCGCTTACAGACATCTTCTTGAGCGCGTCAAATGCTGCCTGCGGATTGCCTGCACGTCGCATTGCTTCGGCCTGATTGAAGAACACAGCATTCGCGTTCTGGACTTCCATTTGCGTAACCTTGCCGTTGACCCCAATCTTGGTTCGCTCAGCTTGGTGTGCGTATTTTTGATTCAGCAATTGGTATGCTTCGCCGTCAACCTTCTTTCGATCTACGCCATCCCAGACTCGGCCTAATCGTTCGTCGGCAAACGTGCGAATACTGTCTGGGTCTTGCTGGTTTTTTAAGGCGTATTCGTCGATCTCACCATTCGCTCGCATCATCTCTAAGTCGAGCTGTGACTCTGCGGCATCGTTGAGTAGCTTCTGGCGCTTCTCAGCAAACATATGAAACGTCTTTCCAGTCTCAGCAATAGCCCCGCCTGCCCCGACCAGTGCGCGGTAAGGCGCGGTTCCCGTCGATGGATCAACCTGCTGGTATCCAGTGGCGCTCTTAACGTCAGAAGTTTTAGGTAATGGGATATTTGCCATGCTAGAGTTTCATTCTTGCTAATTGATTGGCTCCACCGAGAAGCGTAGTTCCCACTGCAAGCGGTGCAGCGCGACGAATTGATTTCGATTGGTAACGATTCACTGCGCCCTGCTGCATGAGCGCCTGCGCTCTGGACTCCCCAGCATAGGCGGTATCCAGTGCGGCCAGTTCAAGGTCGGCTGCTGTCTGACTCATTACGGATAGCGGTGTGCCAGTCGATGTGATCCCAGATTTAGCGTATACTGCCCTCTGGCGCTTCTTGAAGCGGTCGTTCTCCTTGCGCTGGCGGCTTACCCTCTCAGAAGTTTCTAGGCGCGTCTGCTCGGCCTGAGACTCTGCAACTTGAGCGTTATATTTGGACATATCGCTCTGCTGCTGCATAGATTGATACGTCCCGTAAGCCGAAACTGCTGTTCCGACTACGGTAAGGATTGGAGCTAAAACTGCTGCGAATGCCATACGATTAACCTTTTAAAAGAATTTCCACGCCTTTAGACGCAATTTCAAAACCATGCAGCTTCATTAGTTTAGAGATAGATGGAATTGCGGACATCGAAACCATTACGCCGTAACCAAGGTTTTCGCCGTGGTCAGTAAGGTATCGAATACAATGGTTCAGTCCGTCGAACTTTTCCATAGAGCGAGCAGCGGGATTTACAATCATCCACGACATAAATGAAACTGGAACGCTATTGTCGAGATACAGCCAAGCTGCTGCACAGAGAACGCCATCCTCGTTAACTGCAATGCAACCTGTCTTTGGTAGCGCTGCATGTGGAATCGACATTGCTTCGTGAGCTATCCACCACGCTTCAATGGTTGCATGGTTGCATTCTTCGTATGGTTTAAGTTGCATCATATTATTCGCCCGTAACATCGTAGTGAATTATCAATCCAGCAAGAGTGAATGGCAGTGGCGCGTCGTGCTTTAAGATAAGAATCGGGTCACGCTCGTGTCCTGTGTTCATTATCAACTCGACCTCACCATTGAATAGCTGAGGTGGTAATGACTGGTCTTGATTGCCCCCTCGAAACGTCACGTCTCGATACTTTATAGCCCCATCAGCGCTCTTCGATCCGTCGCTATACTTCAGTCCTATCGTGTCGATCAAGTCAGCATAGACGGAACTCATAACCTTCGTGTAGCCAGTTGACGAACCGACTACGCTATCAGCATTAATCTGAAGCGGTTGAACGAATACTTCATATTTCAAGCCGACAAAGACGGTCGAGAATAAACTATCGAAAACGATTGCCCCATTCGTCACGGTTAAACCTTGAACGTGATAGCCATCAGCCAGCACTTCTACGGCCTCTCCCTCAAGATGCCATAGCCCTCGAATCGTCAAGTCAGAGTTTTGATCGTAGTATTTAGAGCAATCAACGAAGCGCTTTTTAGAATCCGATTCGGGAACTGTCGTAGAAGTTTTAAGTTTTGATAGGAAGTCTTCTAAGCTATTGAAATTAAAGCCTCCCGTTTGATCCGACAAGAACTGGTATCCAGCGTTACTGACGGTTCCAAAATGGAATACAGCGTCAATCGAGTTAAGTGCGCTCAATGCTTGAGATTGCGTAGCTCCCCTTTCGTGGCTCGATTCGTCAGTAAACATAAGCACTTCGTGTGCGTATCGTTCGTTCCATGAGTATGAATTACAAGCCTGCACGATTGATCCGTAGCCATTCTCTGGGCCATCTCCACCACCACTTGTGCTAATTCCCTCTAAAGCAATCTTAAATGAGGTATAACTCGTGAAGTCGAGGTTCGGCTCGAACACTGGACTGTCATCTTCATCTTTAAATCCGATCAAAGCAAATTGAACGTCTCGATAAGCTGAACCGTAAACAGATGCTATCTGGTCAGCTAACTCAAGAATGTCGGCAATAATCCCACTCATGCTTGCAGTCGTATCAACGCAGAATGCTATTTGAGCGTCCTGCTTAATGCTGCGGTCATCGAGCGATAACGAAGGATTGTAGTCTCCAGACATTCGTTCGAGGAAGCGGCGCGTGACTCCAGATATAGTGCGATTGGTTGCAACCCATACCTCGTCATCTTGCGATCCGTAGATAACTTCTACGCCCTCAAAGTCTCCGTCTGTATCATGCGGATTCCATGCGTAGACATTTTGATCTCGCTCGTATGTAAACGACAAAAGCTTACCGTCTCCAGTGCAGCACCATACTATGGGGTCTGGCGTTGGCTGATAAGCGATAGACCGCAATCCACCTGCTGTTAAATGATCGCTGAACTCTTGCATGTCGAGCGCGTGAAACTTGTCTCTCTCAATACTGAAAGACAGCGCACGGAGGCTCTGAGAGCTTCCACGCTGCACATACATCACAACATCATCAACCGTCTCTGGACGGATTGCTTGAGAGCCTTTGTTCTCCTGTCTACGGGCGACGATGTTTGTAGGAGAGATTACAGAGTTCAAATCAGTTCCCGCTAGCGTCCACTCACTCCCAGAAGTGCCGATCATGAGCTTATCTTGGTCAACCATCCAGAGAATGTCATTTCGCTCTTTAGAATCCAGTTCAATGAATAGTGCGCTTGTGTCGTCAGTTCCAAGTTGAAAGCTGTCGAAGAGGTCTGTTTCCGATTTCCAGATGCCTTGAGGGTATGCGCTCGTGTTGGCAAACCAAATGGCTTTCTCAAATAAACACATTGCTCGTGGGTATCCTTGTAATCTGCTCCATGCGCCTTCAGACCAGTCTTCGGTTATGTCAGTAGATTCAAGCTCCCTTACGATGTCCACCGTAACCTCTGTAGCGCTAGTGAATCCCGTAATCTTGACGGCTCCTTCGATCAATACTGCTTCAGACCGTAGGGTTGCCTTAGCGTCTCCCACGCTACCGCCCATGTGATAGTATCGAGATTCATCATCTTGCGTAAATCTTACGTTGAAATTCTTACCGTCGCCATCTGTAGAATTATTAGAAGTATATGAACCCACCTCAGTCCACTCGGAAGCCGTATAAGTCGCAAGGTTCGGAGACTGAACTTGAGCCTTATAGACGATGACGGTTCCGCTCCATTTGCCAGATGTCTCTAGTGTCAGATTGCCTATTGCCTTAATAGCGTTTGTCACTCCAGAAGCGGTGACTTCAGAAGACTTGCGAAAGTGGCGAAGAACCCAATACGATCCTACATGAGCAGAGCTAAATGGAGTATGCCCACCCGCAGTCATGGTTGCCCCTGTGCCAGTCTTTGCGTCAACTTCAAGCAGTTGCCCCGCTTCGACATTCGGATCAAGCGCAGGAGGAAAGGCGAACTCGTATTCGCTGATCGTCCAGCTTGTGAGCCCAAATCGTATCATTTGCTGGACTGGATGCGCCCCATCGCAGAACCACATCACGTCATTCTTCTGTGCATAGTCTAAATTGTATAAGTCGGCTTCAGTGTAGATCGAAGCAATCTCGTAAACCTTTTCAGCCGTCCCTCCAGTTGCCTCGGCTGTCCACGCGCTACCATCAATGTCATTTCCATCGCGGTCTTGAATCTCGAATGTATCGGACGTAGAACTGGCAACCTTTACCCAGCGTTCGTTCATCTCTGGCATCTCGACAAATCCCTGCAAGTAAATCTCGTTTCCGTCACTGTAACCGTGACCCGTTGCAGTAGCTACGATTGGATTTGCAGCGCTCATACTGCCGATGCCAGTAGGAGCTTCACGGACTTGTTGACCGTTCACATGGAAGCGGACATACTCATGCCCCATCTCAAGCAACATCGTGTCAGATTTGCTGAAGCGGAAGCGAACAGGACGACAAATCTTATCGTCATATTTCGTTGGTGCTACGAGTTCAAACCCTTTGCGCTTGCTTACAGCTCCGTGAGGCCAGCTTATCACATTCCTTGCCTGCCTGCACGCGCTTGAATGCTTTTCGTGATCGACTCGACCGTAAACCTTGCGTGACCATTCACCAGCGTTTAGGTGATAAATATCTTTCCGTGATTTAGGCATCGTAGCTTACTCCAGTATTTCCGTTCGTTGTTTCGTTCGTGCTCTTGCGTCTTGTCGAACCTGTCCACCTTGAAGAGCGCTGAACCTTGTCGCGTGAGTTGTATCTACGGCTACTCTGAGCGGCCTTAGTGCTGGACTCTGAGGCTTTACGCTCGGACTGCACTAGAAGAGACTCAGCGCGTTCCTTATCGCCCCTGCGAGCATTCACGATCTTTGATGCCAGTAGTAATGCGAAGGCTTCGATAAACTCGGCTTCGTAGAGTGAGGTGTCAGTCTCGTATCGAATATAAACGATCTTCGCCTGCCCCTCGTCGGTAAGCAGGTTGCGACCTTCGATCTCATAAAAGTCGTCGTTGACCATGACTTCATCACCGTTGAAGCGAACCATCTCAACGTAGTCAGTTGGCAGGATAAACGAATGAGCGTATTCAAAGTCTGGAGACGCTGCATTCATTGCAAGACCTTTGCGGCCTTGAGCAAAGCGGGGGCGAACTCGGCCTAGCATCTCGCGGAGGGCTTGTTCGTAATGCAGCAGGACGGTTTCAGCCATCAGCTCGTCGGTTGTGTCCACATTGCCATTGAGAGACTGCTCTCGTGCGTGGCTAAGTGCTAGGTTGGCTATCTCGGTCTTGTTCATGTGATTCTGTTGTAAAAGTAAAAAGGCCGCAACCGTTTCCAGTTGCGGCCTAAACTAACCCATTATGAAAGCGAACTTAGTTCGCAGAGTTGATCGCCGTGTAGAAGTCAATCTTCTGGCCAGTGTAAGTGTTGCCTGTGACGGCTTTCACCTCGGCAACGATCCAGTATTCGTTCTGGACGGTTGGGACTGCTAAAGGACGTGCAGCGTAAACGCCGCCCCCCGCGAAGTCCACGCCATCAGCGAGGTTGTCACCGTCCACTTCTGCGCCGATACCACGGTCAGCAGCTACTTCGTAGATACCAACGTCAAGCCTCAGCTCGGAAGCAAAGGTTGCTTCAACGATGTCGGACAGGACAGGAAGGATTTCAGAGCCTCCCTGCACGATACGAACGCGAATCTTGTCGCCTGCTGCAAGTGCTCCTGCGCAAGTGAAGGTGTCAACTACGACGCGATGATCTGGCGTTCCACGAACCGTGGAAAGCTTGTTCTTCGCGGTGGGCGCATTCTGCACTGCGGCAGTTGCGGTTGTGAGTGTTAAGTCTGGCATAATATGTTTCTCCTATGTTTCTAGGCCTAAGATTTAGGCGGTTACGAGAGAGTTGATAGCCACGACAGCCTTCTCTTCGTTACGGTAAGCGCCCATTCGAGCGGTTGTGCGGATTTGTAATGCGTGACTGCGCTCTGGAAGCACATCAGCGTATGCGCGACGTTCGCCGTCTGCAAAGCGGATGTGATCCTTAGCCCATGCCAAGTTGCGAACGATGTCGCCACCTTGACCACCACCACCAGCCACTTGAGTCAAGCCTGTGTGGGAGACCCACTGGAAGCCCATCCAAGTCATGCCTTCCATGCTGCCTGCTGTGATTGCGCCAGCGATGACGTAATCAGAGCTTTTCACTTCTTCAGCGGTCAGCAGGAGGTTGTCTTCTGCTTCTGGATCGAAGGCAAAGCAGCGAGCTGCACGCTTTAGATCGTTGTCCTTGAAGAAGCGGTTAGCGCGGATGACTTGCTTGAGCGACAAGCCTGCATCAGTTGCTCCATCAGCGTAGTCGGAATCGACAACCTGAGTGAGCGCTTGAGTGCTCGTGCCTTCAGCACCAACGGTTGCGAGTCCTTCGACCGCTTCCTTGATCGTGCGGTCAACCTCGCGATTGTAGGCATCGACCTGTTGAGTCATGATGTCGGAATCTGGAAGAGCAATGTCTCCAAGGTTCTTTGCGTCCCACTCGTCAAGGACTTCAGCGAGGTCAACCTCGTGAGCCAAGAGCCAGCGGAAGAAGGTTTGACGCTCCGAGATGCGAGTCTTCTGAGCACGGCCTGTCTTGCGCTGCATATCCAGAATCTCGGACTGGTTGTAGCGCTTCTTGTAGCCATTTAGATCGACCTTCTTGACGAGTCCGTAGAAGTCAGAAACGCGACGTGCGATTCGTGCCTCCCATGTGGTCGAGAAATCTTCTCGGAAGTGTGCGGGTAAAGCTTTGTAAGCCATAGTATGTGTTCTCCTGTATTATTGATTAACGATTGTTGGATCGTCATCGGGTATCAGTCATTCGACTGGCCTACGACATACTGGAATCTCCCCCAGCAGGACGAAAGGCTTCAAGGCTGTAAACAGGTATCTTTCCGCTTCTCTCTGAAATCAACGTGCAACCTCGAAATGTTTCGGTCAAGGGATAAGGCCACAAAAAAGCCCCACCGATAAAGGTGAGGCTGTGTATGCAATGTTGCGTCGAGCTATACCGCTTCTGGGATAAGCGCTCTTTGTTGCGACATGTGTTGCTCGATCTCTCGAAGCGTAGGGCGGTTCGGCAAGCACTGGCTGTAGTTACGGGTTTCGTAGTCAACAGCCTTCTTCGACTCAAGTATAGGGTGTCCGTCTGCGTCCTTATCGAACTCCCATTCACAAGCGCACTTGATGCTGTATTCCAGCGTCCACTTGTGATTGCTCGTCTGCTTAGTCTTCGGCTCGTAGAGTTTCACGCCTTTAGGCAATTCGTCGTCAGTCGCGGAGTCTTCCTTGCGGGATACGCCGTGAGCACGAGGAGCGATTGTGCGAGTCACTTTGTAGCCGATACGCTGAGCTGCATCCTTGACGGCTTTAATCGTCTCGATGTCGCCAGTGTAAGTGCCAGACAGTATCTTGCTCACAGTGTTGCGGTGAACGCCTCCACACGCTTCTGAAACGTCCGCTAGGGTTGCTTTCTTAGTGGTATCCATTATCGACCACCTCCAAGCGCATCAGACAGATTCATCAAGCGGTTGAACTCAGCTTGCGCCTTCTTCTGGCGTGCTGGGTCTTCGCTGTTGAAGTCCGCATTGAACGGATTGGCTGGATCGGCCTTGATCGCCTTCGCCTGTTCCTTGTAGGAGCCAGCATTGTTGCCAGCCTTATCGCGATTAGCCTCACGGCTCACAGTGTCCTCAGAGATGAGTTGCGTCATGCGCTGCCCTGCCTTGAGGATTTCTGGATAGCCGATCTTCAAGTCGGAGATGTTGCCCGACTCTGGAACCTGTATTCCGAGCGCTGCAAGCCCCTTCAAGCCCTCTTGACTGATTGCGGGTAGATCGTTACCGAACGCCTCGGCAAGCTGCTTGTTCACATCGTCGATGCGAGCCTGCTCTTGTTGTGGAGCCTTGGCAATCTCAGCCTCGAAGCCTGCCACTTGATGCGCGGCTAATGCCTTCACGAGTTCGGGCGATGCGTTGTGCTTGTGCAATATGCCCAGCAGCGCGT